CATATATCAAGATACTCAGTATCCTTTGTCTTTTGCATTTGTTTAATATCCTTTTTTAATCGTAATCGTAACTATCTACAACAGGTCCACCTGAAGCCATACGAACCGTGCCACCAGATGCCTTATTCTTTAAAGAATCCCTTGCATCTTTTTTAATTTTATTTCTCAATTTATATCTATCTTTTATATTACGAGAAAGCCCTTTAATATTTCTAAGACCTGCCGAAAGATCATATCCTAAATTCATTTTAACATCTTCCCTTTTTTTAATCGTAATCGTAACTATCTACAACAGGTCCACCTGATTTCATTCGTACCGTACCACCCGTAGCTATTGGAATTGAATTTTTACGTTTAGGGATCTTCCTTAGTTCGGGTCTGGTCACCCTATTCTTCTTCTTTTTCTGCTTTATTATATTTTTAAAAAGTTTTACTGCATTTCTTTGATCTTGATCTACGTCCATCCTATGTACATCGTGTAAACCACCATAAAGTTTATCACCTATATCCGTATGAACTTTAGGATTATAATGTCCTTCAGTCGGATCTTTTGTGATTAAATCATATTCTTTCCATATATGTGGTCTATTTTGTGCAGTTTCTCCTGTTGAACCAATCTTTGTAACCAAAGCGTCTTGTGCGTCTTGAAGGCGTTGATTCATTTCCTTTCTAAGTTGTTTTTTAGTTTTAGCCATAACTCAAATTAATATCCCTTTAATCGTAGTCATAACTATCTACAACAGGTCCACCAGATTTCATACGAACCGTACCGCCTGTAGCGTTACCCATCATAAATCTTCGCCTATCAGCTTCATCCATCCGTCCTTTATCGTGTAAACCACCATAAAGTTTATCACCTATATCCTTACGAACTTTAGGATTATAGTGTCCCGCAGTCGGATCTTTGTTAGACTCATACTCTGTTGCTATTTGTTTAGGATTTGTAGCAGTTTCTCCTGTTGTACCAATCTTTGCAGCTAAAGCGTCTTTTGCTTTTTCAACGCCCTCATTAATATTTTTTCTTTTCTTTTTAGAATATAGTGCCATAACTCAATGTACCCCTAATTTGGTATAAGAAGGATCTTCAGACCCTTCAAGGTTGCGTTTAAACTGTATAGAACCTAACTCGTTATATACCTTAAATATACTGTTAGCTGCTTCTACAAGTGAGTCCCTTAGAGAATCTAGCTCCTTGTCGGGGTTTTTAAAAGCAGGGTGAGAACAAACATGACTATGCCAGTTCTCAATAGTAAACTCAACTCTGTGCATAGCCTGATGGTATCCCATCGTACCGGGAGCATAGTTTAATTCATTATAGGGTATTATTCCAGCGAATGACAAACGTTTGGTGTGTTTATTCTTTTCTTCATCACTGGTGTCTATAAACTCATAGAACTCTTTACTGTCCATGCCCCTACTTACCACCTTCTATAACTTTAAAGCCAGCTATGTCAGCAAGCCTCTCAATGTCCTTTTTGACCTCTTCACTTGAGTCAGTGTCACCTAGTCCACCCATCTTAATCTTTTGTTCAGATCTGTCAACAAACATCCCCAAATGTTTCGCCACGTTTTCAACGGAACGGTTCGCGTTTGTGTAGTCTCCGTTCTGTAGCGCATGTTGGTAAACTTCGTCCAGCCTTTGCAGCACATGGTCAGCACTCCACGCCATTCTATCTATAGCGACTTCACGCAGATCGTTTATGCGTTGTTCTATCTTAGGCTTTTTGAGGAGGGTGGAGGCCCGTCTACGGGTATCAGAGTGGCTCTTTCCGGGCGCATATCCTGCTGCCTTGTATGCTATCAGACTATCACCCGTAGCAATATACTCCATACAGAACTTCTCCTGTTTAGGAGCCATCCCTGCTATGAAGTTTCCGGGTTTAAAGTTTTCACCTTTTTCAGCACGTTCTAACATTTCATCCTTAGTATACTTCTTTCTTTCGTGTCGTACAAGTCTAACATATTTTCTTCTTTCTACTTCACTTCTCATCTCTATAAGATCTCTACCAGCATTAGGTTTTTTACGACCTTTTGAAGTAACACAAATAAGAGAACGAAGTTCTTCGTTTGTTAACTTTCCGTAGATTATATGGGGTTTATTACCTATTTGTTTCATATTGTTACTATAATATCAGTTAGTAAACTTTCAAACAAAATAAATAAACAAGACGAATATACACATGTTTTCTCTCTTGTTACAGATTGTATCAATTTGTAACTAGTTTGGCAACCCCCCTTTGTAACGCCTAGCCGAAAAAAAACAGGAGCAGTCTAAAAACTAAGTTGTTATAAAGACTGCTCCTGTAAAACAAAGGAGAGAAATCTATTATACACATAATAATGTAAAGGTGTCAAGTTTTAGTTTGACACAAATATATTTTTTATTTATATTATTAACATGCAAAAAACAGCTTTAGTTACAGGTGTTACAGGTCAGGATGGTTCGTACCTTACAGATCTACTGTTAAAGACACAGTACAAGGTATACGGATTAGTACGGAGAAGTAGTACACCAAATAAAGAAAACATTGACAAATACATTGATCATCCTAATTTTATTCCTTTTTATGGTGATTTAACAGATATCAATAGTATTCTAACTGTTATTCAAGATACACACCCTGATGAAATCTATAACTTAGCAGCACAGTCAGATGTGAGAATATCTTTTGATGTACCTGTTTCAACAGGAGATACCAATGCTTTAGGAGTAATGCGTATATTAGAAGCGTTACAGTCTCTTAAAATTAAATCCAAGTTCTATCAGGCCAGTACCAGCGAGTTATTTGGCAAGGTACAAGAAACACCACAGAAAGAAACAACTCCCTTCTATCCCCGTAGTCCTTATGGAGTTGCTAAACTGTACGCATATTGGGCTGTTAAGAACTATAGAGAGTCCTATCCTGATTTTTTTGGCTGCAATGGGATATTGTTTAACCATGAGTCTCCGTTACGTGGAGAGAATTTCGTTACACGTAAGATTACAAAAGCTGTGGGAAAGAGAATAATGTTTCCTAAAGAGAGACATTCTCCCATTGAGCTTGGTAATTTAGATGCTAAGAGAGATTGGGGCCATGCTAAAGACTATGTTCGTGGTATGTGGTTAATGATGCAGCAAGATGAACCTGATGATTACATATTAGCTACAGGTGAGACACACTCAATAAGAGAGTTGGTCGAATGTGCCTTTGCTTCGATAAATGAAGAAGTTATGTGGGGTGGGTCTGGTCTAGATGAGAAAGGTTATAACGGTAAGGGAGAACTACTTGTTACGATTAATCCTGACTTCTACCGCCCAGCCGAAGTAGATTTGTTACTTGGTGATCCCAGTAAGGCAGAGAAGAAGCTGAACTGGAAGCGTGAGTATAGCTTTACTGATACTATTGAAGAGATGGTACAGCACGATACACTAATGTAAAATTCTTAAATTTTTGAAATTATTTAAAGTCCCTATTTCTAGATAAACACGGCCGCCCTCTTTTTCCTCCCCCCACCCCAAAAAAAAGACCCCAGAATAAACTGGGGCCAAGTTAGGGAGTTAAACTTATGCAATGATATCTACATCTTTCAATTCGCCTTTTGCTTCAGGTATTGGTTGATGCTTTCTATTAGTATCAATAACAAAGTACTTATCGCCTAAGAACATACCCATTAAAAATCCTAACATAAAACACATTGTAGAAATAAACGTAACAAGTAAAAATACATCCATGATACTCTCCGTTAGTATGGGGGACCGTAGTCCCCCGTTTGGTTACATTGGTGCAAAAATAACTAATGCTACTGTTGCAATGAAAAAGATTAAAAGTACACATAAGAACTCTAATGGACCTCTAAACACTTCGACTAAACCTCTAAAATATTCTTTCATGTTAACTCCATGTTTTATTAAGCCATTGTGGCAGGTACATTCTACAATATATAAGAGAGAGTGTATACTTATTTGTTTTGTCTTTTATTTCACTTGGATCAGGAGCCGACACGATCAAAAGAAAAAGGGGAAGCGTTCTGCTTCCCCGTTAGTTTCCTATTCAACCTTGACGATTAAACCGTCCTTCATGGTTACTAATCCAGACCAT